CCCACTCGCAGAAATTTTCCCACGAGGATTGCGTCTGTTGACGCGAAAGAGTAGATTGAGCCATTTTTACACAAAAATAAGTAAGACCATCAGGGAAATGGTGGAGTTACTATTCCTCTGCACCCTTAGCAGAGGTATGAAAGACGTGATTTATACACCCTAGAGGTCTTGGTTTGCGGGGTGTTTTGCAACAAAAACGGAACGTTAGGAACCTGTGACAGTTCGTTACGTTCCGTAACCTGTTGATTTATTTATATTACTACGGTTTTCCCGCCTTGTCAAGGGGTTCAGACTGGATACTTGATGATGACAATACCCTGACTGCCGTTACCACCTGGTCTTGAATAGGACGTGGAGTGAGTATGACCACCACCACCAGCACCATACCCTAATGCATCAGTGTTACCTCGGTTAGAGCCGCTAGCGTTAGTTGTACCACCAATTCCATCAGTTCTACCAGCGTTATTATTAGAATCGAAGAAAGTAGTGTTTTCATTACCACCACCGCCTCCAGCAGCATATGCAGTGGCAGAACCAGAAATACTATAAGTTACTCCATATCCACCGCGACCACCATAGAGTCCGCTACCATTTGCTCCAGCACCACCAGCGCCGCCTCCGCCGCCGCCACCACCAGTTCCAGAACCTTGTCCACCACCGAATCCTTGTCCAGTAGTACCTACAGATGTAGAGGCGCTAGAACCACCATTGGTGTTTTCAGTGTTACCTGCGTTACCACCACCAGAACCTACAGTTCCACTACCAGTACCAGCAGTTCCGCCAGCAGCATCAGATGAAACACCTCTACCACCACCTAGTGCAGTAACATCAAAAGGTGACCCACCAGAAGTGTTTCTAAATCTAGAGCTTCCACCATTTGTTGCAAATGCACCGCTTCCTATACCACCATCAGTAGCACCAGTGTGACCAGTTCCTTTATCACCTACGGTGACAGTGTAAGTACCTGCGGCAAGTTCTAGTGCAGCACCATTTGGTGATTTATTAGTTCCCGATGAAGTTCCAGTCTCAGATCCATAATACAAGACACCACCAGCACCACCGCCACCAGCGTTGTCAGCACCACCACCACCGCCTCCACCGACGATGAGAATTTCTAAACCTGTAATAGTACCAGTTACAACAAAGTTTTGATCTCCTACAGTTGTAAATGTATGTCTTGTAAAACCACCAGATGTTGATGTACTGTCACCACCAGAACCAGAACCTTGTGGAACAGTACCAGAAATATTACCCGAAAATGTAGTTAAACCAGTCAAAAAAGGACTCATAATAACCTCCTATCAAGAGTGACCTAATGAAGCGAAACCAAATGCGAACCAAGCAGGAGTCGTTCCACCATTATTGGAACGTCTGACAAGTGTAAGTGTAAATATGTCTTCATCACCACCAGTTGATGGTGTTGGAGCAGAACCACCCGCCCATCTAATAGCAATACCCGTGCCTTCAACGGTCAGTACATTTGGATAACCAGGAGTATTACCGTTGGTTATAAACACAAATGTATAGGATCTATCATTGGTGGTTGGTAAGTTTGAGATATTAAATGACCAGTTACCATTTTGTGCCTGCATGAAGAAGACTTGGGCTGTATCTGAGGTATAATCATATGCTACAGCTGTCTGAGTTGCACCATATGTAAGCATTTCTTCTACAACATGCTTTACTGTGAGACCAGGAGTTGCTTCCCAGTTCAAAGAAGTGCTGTCCCAAAGGATAGTACGGTCAGAAGCAGACTTCAGTGTAATACCACCACCATTTGCTGTGGCATTTGATGGAGATGCAACAGAACCCAACTCAAGATTCTTATCATCAACAGTGAGTGTTGTACTGTTGATCGTTGTGGTAGTACCATTAACAGTTAAGTTATTAGTAACAACCAAACTATCTGCAGTAAGAGCACCAGTACTGACAGAGCCAGTAGTACTAAACGAACCACCACCACTTACAGTCAGAGAACCAGTAACTGTTTGGTTACCAGAAACAGTTTGGTTGCCAGTAACTGCAAGTGTGTGACTAGAAGGAATCGTAACTGTCGTACCAGTCCTCGATTTAATATTATCTACTCTGAGTGTGGACATAATTTACGCCAATTGTTTTTCTTTTATTTATAGATCTTTGATGATAAAGACACAACCGTCATCAACATCAACTTGTACACCATTCTCGATATCAACAGTTAGATCAGCTACACTTCTAACCATACCAACTTTAATCGGCAATGAAATACTCACATCAGAAGAAATAATTTGCTTCTGAACGTTCTTAAAAACATTATCAATAAAATCGATTGGTAAAGTCATTAGATGTCAATTACTAATAGAATACAACCATCATCCACATCAACTTGAATTCCATTTTCAATATCAACAGTCACATCTTCATGAGTGTAGATTACACCAGTGTTGTATGGAGATGCAATAGTAATATTTGAGTTAACTACATTCTGATATCCGAATACAGTCTTGGAATAGACTTTAGATGCACCGCCTCCACCAGCTGTATCCCACTCAGTACCGTTGTAGACTCTAAGTTCATCTTCAGTTGTATTGTAGTACAACTGACCCTCTGAGGGACTTCCAGGGTTGGATGGTGCTGTAAGATCAATATCATCAGTTTTAATCTGTGGTCTACCTTTAGCACCCAGAATTACTCTGATTTCACAATCTAGACCAGTATTTGGTGCAGTTGTGAAAGTAATCTGAGACTGACCAGCAGAATTACTAATAGTATAATCAACTCTTGGTGTTTGAATAATACCACCAAGTTTCACAAAAAGTGATTCTGCATTTAATGTTCTATAAACAGCACCATTCTCTGTGAGATTGAATGTCGTCAGACTACCATTAAATGTGCTGTCAAAGGTATCAAGAACTCTAACATCAGAGTTGTTGTATGCACGGTTAGATTGTAAGTAGCGTCCTTGATATCCCATATTAGGTCTGCTCCAGTACTGATACTAAACAATCTACACTAGTTGCAGATGTTGACAATACCTGAATTTTATCACCAGTTTCTAAAACTAGTTTACTACCAGCAATAAATTCATAAGATGCACCATTAGGTAATGGCATATTACGAATCAAGTAAATGTCATCTGCAGAAACATCTGATTTGTCAATCTTAAGATCAACAAAAATCTGATCACCAGATGTATTAGACACGTTAATACCAATACACACCGTAGTTGTTGCGGCAGGTACAGTATAAGCATCAGTAATCGAAGTACCGATGTTTGCTTTTGTATAACTTTTGAATGTATTTGCCATTTACTTATCCTAGGGCAATTGCCATAACGATTGCATCATCGACAGTGGCAGCGTTAGCATCAAATCCACCTACAGTTACAACCTGATCATTAGCTGGGGTATTACCACCAGACTCATCTCTCATGTAGATTTTTTGATCTGCAGTATTTACAGCGATCTCCCCTCTTTCCAGATTGGAGAGAGCGGGAGCACCAGCCGTAAATTTTCTTTTTGGCTTAAATGTAGTTGCCATGTTCAGAAGATACTCTTTTTATCTATTTATCAAGCAGTCTTGAATAGATATTCACCTACAGTCGTACCGATTGACCTACCAAACTGAATTCTGTAATCTGGATTACTTGCACCAAGATCACCAAATACAGCAACAGTTTCCCAAGCATGAGATCCATAAGTGTTGTTTCCACCACTATTATCCCAATAAGCAACACCAGCAGGGGCATTACCAATTTGATCTGAAAAAGGTCCAACTTGGAAGAAAATAGCACCACCAGTCTCTTCTGCAAGAGTTGTGTGATCCCATCTCCAACCAGCACTAGATGCTCTTCTCGTACCGATATAAACAGTTACACCAGTCGCAGTAGCATTTGCAGCTGCACTCATAGTGATAGTATTGGCACCTGCATCAGTTGCGGTTACTTTAACATCCCAGGGAACTGTTGGATTCAATGTCACTAGTGAATCACCAGTTTTACTACCACCTGCAGTAGTATTTTGGTTATTCCAAATTTCATTACCAGGAGAAAGATTACCGATAGAAGCACCAGTACCAGTTCCTGTAACAGTTAATACATTAGATCCAGCAGTTGTGGATACTGTAAACTGATTTGCAGCGATAGTTTCAACACCACCAGTTTGAGGAACAGATCCAGTTGGTGGATCATTGTTTCTAGTGATCAGATTAATATCCTTAACCAAATATGCTCTTTCTCTCAATGCAGCTACAGGATTGGAGAGTCCATTGACTTGAATAATACAATCTTCTTTAGCAGTCGCAACAGTAATTCTACCATCACCATTACCACCAGTAATCTTCAGAACATCACCGGCTTTATAGTTAAGACCACCTGCGTTTAGTGTGACCGTCTGAATTACACCACCACTTGTGGTGATATCAACCGTAGCACCAGCACCATCAGCAAGATCACTAAGGTTACCAGTGCCAACTGAAGTAGCATTAGCATATCCAGTACCACCAACCAAACTCGATGCGTCTAAAGTCAGAACTTCACCAGCGGTTGGATTATTAACAATAAGTCTATCACCATCATTATACTTTGTACCTGCAGCATTGACTGCAGCAGCAGTAACAACACCACCAGCACCGACAGTTAAGTCAACTGTTGCACCAGTACCAGGACCAGCATTATTGAAACCAGAAGCTTCATCAATGTCAAATGCTGTTGCTGTACCAGTAGTTGCACTATAACCAGTACCACCAGAAACAACTGTAAATGCCGCAGCACCACCTTCCTGATTTAAGAAAACCATTCTATTAAAGTCTTTGGTGTATACACCAGAGAAAATTCTCTTAGAGGCACTACCGTAGTAAATATCTTTTACTTTAGCAACTTTCAAAACAAGAATATCATGCAGTGCGCCAAAAGTCGTAGTATTAGATGATGGTGGTGTAATCGTATCACCAACAACATAACCATATCCAGGGAAGACAACTTTCAGAACAGTAACTGATTTATTTGAAGCACCTGCAGCTTGATCAACTCGAATATCGAGTCTTACTTTTGGTCTTGTCCTTGCTTGAACTGCAGCACTCGAAGTTGCAGTTTCTACATCTTTAATTTCAAACTCAACACCACGATACCAACCTGTAGGAATACCATCGAGAGCATCTGCAGGACTTAGAGGTTCTTGAACAACGTCAGAAATATAATCATCAATTGGTTGGAATCCTCTTGGATCAGCAGCACTTACACCATTTGTACCACCGTTGTAATCAGCAGCGTTTCTAATGTGTGGAAAAATACCCACCCCATAATTTATACCATATCCACCAATATTACCAACATATACACCATTGTACTGCAACAGTAGATCTCTAGTGTTATCTACACTAAAAGGCATTGCAGTATCATGTTCGTTTGTATTTGCAACAAACACAAGTTTGGATGATGCTTGTGGTTTAAAGTCATCACAGATCTGTTGACCATTACCGTCCACAGAACAGTTTAGGTTTACACCAATTGTTTTGTGAATAATACCAAAAGCATCCTCAGAGTTTGCACCAGTACTACCACCACCCGAAGAGTTCTTTACATATGAACCACTAGGTCCAGGTCTTTTTGCCCAGAAATATCTAAGGCGTAAATCTCCCTCAACATAATACAAATATGGATTGTTCAACTGAATAACTTCAGTAACTGTACCAAAACCATTACCACTACTATCTTCAATAGTATCACCTACAAGAACGTTATCCAGGATACCAGCACCTTGGTTATTAGCTCCTTGGAAAACAAATTCATTATAGATGGTACTACTATTATAATAGTCTTCTCTTCTATCCCAAGCATAAATCTTATAATCACCCGCAGTACCAACTACAGTACCACTTCTCTTAATAGTAAAAGAATCACCAAGGGCGATACTTGCACCAGATAAATTAAAATTAGTTCTAACCAGAAGAAGGTTAGAAACAACCTGTTGTTTATATGATGCAAAAAATGTTCTAGAAATTCTATTAGAATTATTACTATCTAAAATTTCTACGTTTTGTGCGCCGATACCAGCATTAGACAATGCCTTATTGAAAGCATCGACTGCGGCTGGATCATCCTCCCATGCGAGGTATGAATTCATGCTACCAGAGTCATCGGTAGCAAAAATTGCGTCTACTTTGAGAGCATTACTGGATTGTGATCCAGCAATGCTTCTCTTTACTTTTGTCCAAAAACCTAGTTCACTCGACATTCGTTGATACCTCTATCAGTTAATAACGTTAGTAACGTAAATCATCTTGCCTCCACTTATATAGTAGGTGATCAAGAACTGAGTACCCTTCAAGTATGTAACTGGAGCACCCGTCGTATCATCGATACTTCTCCAGTTTAAATCTACTGGTTCCCAAACGTTTTCTGGTAAGATGGAACCAAGTTTGACTTCACTTGGATAGGTGACATAAATGTTACCACTTCTACCATTATAATCAGAGATGTTAGAGATAGAACCAAGAACTAGTTTTGTAACAGTTGAAGCAGAATCATACCATCTTGCATCAGTAATACTTCCAAGAGGAATCATATTGAAGTTGGAAGACAGTTGCAGAGATGCAGTGTCTGTTACATTACCTGCATTGTTAACCGTGAAGCTTGCAGCGGCAGGGATGTCATTAAGGGCAAGAGGCCAATCAGCAGGAACTGTGGTGATGAAGGCATTTTTGTTTGCCCAATCGTCAAGGTCCTTAGGAGAGATGAATCTGTCTGATTGTGCAGTCCAGTCGGCAGAGGTCTTACTGAGGTTGAACCAATCCTGTTGTGCTCTCTGTGTGAAACCAATGTTGGTTTGAGATGCAGCAGGGTAGTTACCACTAGTCTGGAATACAGAAGATGCAATCTCAATCTTGGATTGAATCTTAAGTGTACCGATGGTTGCAGTAGTTGCTTCCAGGTTTGCAGTCTTAAAGCTGTTTTGTTGTGCTTGTTGGAGACTTGCAAGAGATTCGGTCAGAGTTGCACTGAACGAAGATGGGTTGAAGGACGAAGCAGAAGAGTTAGAAGATAGAGAACCGATATCATCAAAGTCAATCAGTTTGTTATCAGCAGATGTCTTGACTTTAGGGAAGTTAAGAGTACTGGACTGATTACCCTTGGTGTCGATGATCTGATTACCGATGAAGAAGTCACCGTTGGAGTTTGTACCAGAGGAAGCGACGAAACCACCTGAGGACTCGATCTGTTGTGCGTTGACTTGCTGTTGAAGGGAGAGAACCTTAGTCTGGAATCTTGGTAGACCAGTTGAGTAGTTACCAGGACCATAACCAACATATTCCCAAGTGTGACCAGAGGCACGAAGAATAGAAGGTCTGTGTAGGTTGACTGGAGTACCAGCAGTTGCACTTGTGGTGATGTTAGAACCAAACAGAATACATCTAGAACTGAATGTTGGAACATCATTTACAAACTCAGTTACAACCGACTCATTCTTACCGTAAGAGTTATCACTAGAGGCAGAATAAGGTTCGATCATCTTGGTTTCAGAAACACTAGATGCACCGAAGTAAGTAGTTAGATTCAGTTCATTAGAAAGGTTTGCTGTAATCGATCCACCACCAAGAACATTATTCAAGAATCCTCTCATACCTTCAGAAGTGATCGAGTATTGAGTAATTCTGTCGTAACCGTGAGAGGCGAGACTCGAATCGATTGGCAAAGTGTTACCAACATCACTTCTGTATCTAGATGTAGAAGGACGTGGATTCCACTTAGGATTATCCAAGTCAACTTCAGGATAGAGATAGTTGATGTTCTGAGGAATACCGAAACCAGTGATTGTGGTATCAGCAACAGTGTATCCAGAACCAGATGTTGTCTGTACACCATATTCAATGGTGTTACCGAAGTTACTGGTATTACCAGCACCATCATCCTTAACGTATACGTTACCATCCAACATCGTTAGCAGATAGTAACCATCTCTTTGAGTATACTTGTACTCAATCAGTGGTTCTACCTTATAGATGTAGTAAGATTTAGGGAAGTTATTAGATCCATCATATGTGAATGGATATGTAGCAGCATTATCTCTAAGTTGTAGAGTGAATCTTGCTTCAGGTGGTCTGAGTTCCTGAGAACCAGATGTACCTTTTGGCATCTTATAGATTGCTCTCCAGAGTAATTCACCGTTACCAAAGTTGGATCTATCATCACTAATACGTTTGATGTAGATATTTGCAGAGGTGTTTGCACCAAATTCAAATTGGTCAGCACCACCATCAGAGGTTTGGTTGTCACCGTTAGTATCAACTCTTTGCGTGAGTCTCTTAAGAAGCGACAGATAGGTGGCGTTTGGTTGTGCAGTTAGTGCAGAATCGGTGTCGAATGGATAGTATCTAGTACCAATAGAGGAGAATGGAATGTAACCAGAGGGTTTGATGTTACCAGCAGCGAACGAAACACCAGTTTCAGATGTAATCGTACCAACAGTGATAACAACAGGACCACTACCAGTTCTGGTTCCAAGTGCAGTACCAACACCATCAATCAGTCTAAGGTTATTACCAACGGCAAAACCAGAACCTGCTTCAAGGTTGTTATTTCCTGGGTTGTAAATGGTAACAGAAGTAATCTGTTTGGAAGTTCCATCAACAGTTACGTTGACCTTAATTGGAGAAGATTGTGTTGTTGGAGTAACATCAGTACCAGAAGAATTAGACAACTTAGCATCTACAAGAACTGTAGTAGTTGTCAGGATATCATTGTACTGATTAGTACCATTTGCAGTAACACTGAATGTTTGAGGAATACCAGTGATATTGGAAGAACCAGCAGCACGAGAATCATCAACCAACAGACATACACGACCTAGATCTTCACCACTTACCGTTTGAGAATATTCCCAAGCGTAGAAAGAACGAACATCATTCTTAGTAGCATTACCATTCTGAGTGACTGCAGGGTCAATAGAAGCATTTCTTGCTCTCAATCTTGCAGCAAACAATTTAGATGTTGCATCAGTTGGTGTAGCAGGTAGGAATGCATATACAGCTTCTGGGGAAGAGTCAGAGTAATTTCTCTTACCGAGGTTATAGTCAAGACCACTTACTAGAAGTTCTGCCTTAGTGACTGTACCACCACTATTTGTGGTGTAGAATTCTGGGATATCAGTTTCTTTGATCTCGTCTTTACCACCGATCTTGATATAGATTCTTCTAAAGTTACCCTTATTAGCGTTAGAAAGAGCGTTATATGCACTAACGGTATGACCAACATCAATCTCAGCCATACTGATGAGATTATCCTTGGTAGAGTCAATACCTCTTGGTGGCGCAACACCAACGATATAACCACCAGAATCCTGAGTAAATGCAGCAGGACGGTGAGAAACAGACTTCAGAGCAACGTTACCAAAGTTAGAGTTCGAGTTGGTGATAGACATGTCACCACCAGACTCAGCAAGGAAGTGATCTGCGTTACCAACAGCAAAGACCGAAACGACCTGTAGGAATCCATCGTTGGATGCCTTGATGTGGAAGTGTCTCCAGTCATCTCTGTAAACAGAATCTGGATCAACTCTATATTCATTACCTTCTGCATTTGTCTGTACAACACCTTGAGCAGTGTTAGAACCAACAAAGGCGCGGTTATCTTTCTGTAGACCAATACCAGTGTATTGGGCGAGAACCATCGACTTGAATCCAGTTGCACGGGAACCATCAGCGTGCAGACCGTTCATACCAAAGACAGAACGGAGAGATACGTTGAAGATATAAGGAGATGCAGAACCAACTGTATCAGCAGTGGTTGCTTGTGCAAGAGAACCAACGATTCTGTTTTCTTCGATTCTCTGGATATAGTCCTCAGAAGAAGGAGCAACAGCAGGAGTTGTTCTTGTTACACCAGCAAGACTCGATGGAGTACTAATTGTATCAGTTACAATTGTAAACAATGTTGTGATTGCAGATCTTACGTTTGCACAAGAATTAGGATCGGTGTTAGAACCAGTTGCAGCATCTGCAGTAATTGTAAGGTCCTTAACCTGAGTCAGTGAAGTATCACCTGTTTGAACAGTAACACTTACGTTATTAATAACTTCAAGTGCAATGTTTCTTGCTTGGTTGAAAGCGTAAATAGACTCATTTTCTTCACCAACCAAGTGTTGGAGAGCACCACCGTTAACATAAAGGTTAGCAGCATCCCAAACTTTGTTGTTTGCACCGTATGCAACGTTGTAAGCAACTGCCTCGATTACGTCTTCAATATCATCTTCGCAGTTAACTCTACCACCAGGAACACTGAAGGATGGGAAGTTGGTAAGCATTCTACTTACAGCAACTTCAGCAATAAACTTCTTGTTTGCTTCGAGAAGATCTCTTGCGTCACCGTATCTATTACCTTGAAGTACAATGTCATCGAGAACACTGAACTTATCAATCTTAGAGTAATAAGTACTCAGATCTGGGTAACTTGCGTACTCAAATACGGTAACTTTGTGGTGAGATGCGGGCATAACATCCGCACCAGTACCAGTATATGTAGAAGATGCACTCTTATAAGTGTTATTTCCGAGAATCGTGTCCTTAACAGTGAACTGCCAGAAGTAACAACCACCAGTTACACGGAACAGAGCGGTATTTCCTGCGGAGTTATCAACAGGAGAAGGAACGTACTTAGGACGGAAGATAGTCTTTCTAAGGTCAAGACCAACAATCGAAGTACCACGGGGAACAATAACACCACCAGTGACGGCATTCATCTTATAGATGTTCTCCATCAGAGTCGCATCAGTGTAACCAGTTCTTACTAGTACGTTTGCGTTAGTTGCATCACCAGGACGGTTATCAATAGTGTACTCACCAGGGAATACGATAATCGTGAAGAATTCAAATAGGTCAGCACCATATTCACCCGCTTCGTCACCAGGACCATTTTGCCAGGATTGAACTGCTGCTTCAAGAATAGCTCTTTCAATGGTTTTGAACGGACGGTTCATACTACGTCCGTTATTAGTCAGAGAGTCAGTTGCGAGAGTATCATTCGCACTAACGTAGATATTTCTAAGACTGTTTGTGATGTTAATCGAAGATCCAGTCGATCCAGTAGGAAGAACAAGACCAGATGCATTAACAGAAAGTTTTACGGCGCCGTTTGAAACGAAGTCGATTTGACCATCACCAGAACTGAATACACCAGTATCAGTATCACCTTCGTAGGCGATGGAAGGAGCAGAAACACTGCCTTGTGGTACGATGAGTTGTTTTCCGTTAGCAACATTCAAACTACCAGAGTTGAATGTGACAATTGGACTACCATTGAATAAGAATGGAGTCGCTGCTCCCGATGGGAAATTAAGTCCATTTGGACCAATGCTTAATACGGTCGTTCCATTGGATGTGAAATCAATGTAACCTGCCGCAGAACTATACAGACCAGTATCTTCATCCGAAGAGAACGAAAGAGAAGGGTCGCCAGTCAGGCCTTGCGACAGGACAATTTCAACGCCTTTGGAGATACCGCGAGTTGTTACTTGAGTTAGCGCCATGTTTGAAAGAGCCCGTTATTTTAGCGTTTTTCTAATCAAAACTATTTATACCTTTTCGGTTTCATTAGTGGCTTCTTCCATTTGCTTCTGGAAGTCGTCATGATCAAATAATTTATAAGATTTACCTGTAAAATGATTATGAACGTAAACTCGATTACCCCATCCAGTAGGAGTAAAACTAATACTAAAGTATCCGACGTTCATATCATAAATTGGGATTGGAGAACCCATATCCAAAGATTTCTGTTGAATCTCTTTTTGAGTTTCTGTAAATTCTTCAGATTTTAGTTGCTCCTCAACAATAATCCTATTTTGCTCATCCAACCACTTACTAAGTTGATCTTCTTGTTCCAAAGTCAGTCCAAAAGTCAAACCCGAGGGTAAATCATTTAATTCGCTCATTTTATAGCCAAAAAGAATCTTGAGTTATTTATATAGTAGGACGAGAGGGACTTGAACCCTCACGATCACAATGATCGACAGATTTTAAGTCTGGTGTGTCTACCAATTCCACCACCGTCCCAAAAAGGGCCACAGTCAATTTTGGCCCAGAATTTTTTTCCGACGTTTTTGGTAACTGAGGCCGGTTTTTCGCCTCAGTAAACGTACTCGATCATTTCCTCAGTCAATGTTTCATTGACAAAGCTGCACATAGCAGTGAAGTCACTTGCACTTGCTTCAATCAATTGAAGTTCTTCTCCACCATCTCCAAAGAGATGAATAGTGCGGTTGAGGATGTTGATCTTGACACCAGCGAGTTGAGTGTCTGCAGGAATGTCCGTAATGTTCATACGTCTCATTTGATTACCTCTCTACTATACCACCGTAATCACTGCTTGTCAAGCTTGACACAACAGCTAATTCTGACTATAATAACTCTGCCAAGGTTCAGAAAAACTAATTAGCAAGTAAGCTTAATAGCTCCTGCAACGTCTAGGTTAATAACTGGAGTAATTTTTGAGAATAAACCAATAGAGTTTTGGAAATCTGCACCTAAAACATTTTTCATACTTAGTCCTAATCCATTTCTGAGTTTTGCAGATATATTGTTTTCTGCTTTTGCACCAACTTCAGTTTCAGATGCTGCACCAATCTTACATCTGGTATCACTACCAACGGTAACATTTTGTTCTGCTGCAACCTTAAGTTTTGTTTGAGCACCAGCAACTAGATCTGTTTCTACTCCCAGTGCTGCTCGAGCGGTAGATCCCAAATTAAATTTAGTGTCACTCAGACCATTTAATCCAAGAGAATTGAGCAAACAGAATTTGTTGTAGAATGTTGAGAAAATATTGACAGATCCTGTTGCTACTGTGTTGTGTTCTGTACAGAGGTTTGTAATTGTAGGTGCAATAGCATCAAACTGACCAGATGCAGAGATACCAATTTTAGAACCAGCAATTGCTAAACCATTATGTGCAGATAATTCGGAATCATTTTTATAGATTGTTTTATGTTCACCAGAGAATGTAAATTTACTTTCTCTAATTGCAAACATATTCATTTGACCACGAACTTCTAGGTGATAGTTGCCACCTACTTTCAAATGATAATCTCCTTCGACTTCTAAATTAGCGTTACCTTTAACAATAACATTCTTATCTTTGATTGTAACTTCTGTACCATTACCTGTCGTGGTAACTTTCACGTCACCATTGTCATAGATGTGTGTACCAGACTTACTAGGACCATGTTCAAGGATCATCCTAGTAGATCCAGGAGTGTCATCCATCAAGACCATACTGCCAGATTCAGATGCTTGAACAAACATCTTTGAATATTCTGGTGACCATCGTCCAGGAATTGGACTGGTAATAGTAAAATTAAATGGACTACAATTATTAGCGGTAACAGGACATGTTTCCCAATCTAATTGATATGGAGATTCTGTATCTCTGTTACAACCAATTCCAAGTAGTTGAAGAATAAATCCAACGATATTACCAATACTAGCAAGGTCAGTTAGATTTGTTAAAGATTGAATGTTACCAACGGTGTCAATAATATCTGAAATACTATCAATAACACTCAAAATTTCATTTGCAACTTCTACAAGTTGGAAGATAGAACCAAAAATTTGATTGACACAATTCTCTGCAAATCTGACGAAGTTTTCAGCAAGAGATGCGAGATTGTTGAGGATCTCATCGATGAATGCTTCAATGAATCCCTCGATACCACCCATGATTGCATCTACAAGAGCACCATCGAGACTGCAACCGATCATGCGAAGAACTTGTAGGATGATCTCGGTTACACCTTTAACGAAAAGTGGAATTGGACTGACCGATGCAAGACCAATTGCATTCAAAATTGTTGTAACCTGTTCCATTAGGAACGCCTTTAACTGGTTTACGATATACCAGATTAGGTTTCTAATAATATGGAAACAGTGCTGCATTGCAGCTTGTAGATCAACAGGAGTGTCTACAAAGTTACCCACAACTTCTCTTGCAGAATCAGTCTTCTTAAGAAACTCAACCTTAGTTCCTTTTTTATGAGACTTAATCTTTGACTTCTCCATACCTCTCTTTACGAGAGTTAGACCAAAGGAGTTAGTTCCGTTGTAACCAATGACCTCACCACCAATCTTTACCTTTCCTCTTGGTGGGAATGTTGATGCTCTAGATACAGGAACAAATTGTGACTCAGAATCTAGATCTTTTGTGAGTGAAGTATTTTTTGGATCATAGATTTTTGCAGACTTGAATATGTTTCCTAGGTCATCAATACAAGCTTGAATTTCTCTTGCTACAGTGTTTGCAACACTATCTTTACCGTTGGCAACAGTCTTTGGTTGAGTTTGACCTGATGGATTTGTTCTGGATTGTGGTAATGATGCAGCAGTTGTTGATGTACTTACTGGTGTCTCTGCTGCTTGATCATCGTTTGCTTCTGCAGCTGCAGCAGGTTGTTGTGATACAGATGCATCGTTACCACCGCCTGGTTGAGTCGTCAACCCAGAGTTCATTGTGTCTGCGTTTGCCTGAGTTCCAGGTTCGTAAATCTTTTTGATTTCACTGAACAGAGTTCCCATGACAACTGGTTGTTGACAGTCTGGATAGTCAAGGAAAAATCCCATGACTAAACTACCAGGCTTCAAGTTGTTAGCGGAATTACCAACCCCACTTACCGCTGGATTAGTGGTTGGTTGCATGACCATACACCAGGGTAATTCTGATGGTGGTGTATCCTTGGCATGGAAACCAAAAATTTCTACTTTGGCTCTCCCAAGTTTAGCGTCCTTATCGTCTGCATTGACAACAGTTCCGAGCCACCAGGAAAAATCCTGGTGTCCCAGAAAGGACGGATTATCAAGGGTTGGATTTAATGACATGTATCAGTCGTCGTAAATTAGACACTCAGGTTCAGATGGGTTTTGATCACAAAATAGTTCTAAGTATGATGGATCGTGATGATCACCTGCTTCAATTTCTGCTTTGTGGTTTTCAGCGTATTCTTCTAGGTCATGTAGTTCACCTTCTACATGACGACGCATTTGTGGAGATACTGTTGGATCGTGAAGAATCTCCTTATCCTTTTGGATGTGTTGTTCGATACTGTCCATGTTAGCTACCTATAAATACTTGTTTTTCGGTGCGTTTGTCGTCCGCAATGTTAGTTCCACCGAATGAATCTCTAGTTAAAGTAATTCTGGTACTCAACTTATCTCTATTTAGTACATGTGTGACAGAGTTAACTAAGTACTTACCACTGATCCTCTTATCCTTTTTAACGGCATCTTTATTGACTCTTGGTTCTGGAATATCAACATCAATAAGATTACCTGCTCTAACGTCTAGATCACCAGGAACTGCAATATCTAATGTGTTATATTGCATGAAATAAAATCTGTAGATTGACTTCTCAAAAATTTTGTTTGATTCATCTACCATATTTTTATCATCAGTTGGTTGATCTTTATTCCATTTACCGAATGTGTTTAGAGTAGATGGTCTATAAACTACTCGTCCAGATCCCCTACTAAAATCAACCAGATCTTCTGAGTTTCCCCCAGATCTGTATGGTTTTAAACCACCAAGATGTTTACTCTTGGACCAGAAGTCATCTGCAGTAGTTCTAAAAATTCTGGCAGTTCTATGATTTGGATCAATGTAGATTGCATCATGGGCAAAAGATCCAGACCTTGCATCATCAAATACATTGAATACCTTTGGTGAAGAGTAGTTGATAATTCTAAATTTACTCTCCGAGAGATCAGTGTTACCTTGTGCGAAACCATATCTAGTGCTTTTGTTTGGATATGGATCTTGTTCAAACAATGTATCTACTGATTTAAAATTAAACCCATCAAAAGATTCCCAGAAAAGATATCCCACAGAATCTTTATGTGCAGTTGCAACTGTTCTAGTTCTGAACCAAGCACATGTATCAAATAATCTCCAGTTAGGAATATACATGTCAAACTTATGTAGACTTTCTTCTACATTAATTTTTTTATTTGTGATTGTGCGTAGATTTTCTTCTACAAACTCGTGTGCTTTAACACCATCAAGTCTTTTTACAACTCTCTGCGACTCATTCTTTAATGCTTCTAAACTACAACAATGAAGAACATATCCCTGGTTCTTTTCTTTCATGACTCTACCGTCAATGTTGTAAACGTAGAAGTCTTGTTTTATTTGTTTACTACCAGCTCGTACTACCATTTCGATGCGTTCTTGACCCATCATTGGTAGTTTACTAATAAGGTTCTCCTCAATATCTTTAACTACAATACTGCAGTACAAACTAGCTGAAAGAACACTCTCCTTCAGTGTAATTTCACCTACAATATCTTTGATGTCAATGGAATTGCCATATGAATTTTGTACTACGGGATGTAACTTAAGAGTTCTTAGTTCAAAATCCCCTTCAAAGTTTTGACCTGACATCAGATTCCTCTCTTAACAAGTTGAGGTTTATTAGTACTATTTAATGTACCAAGCATACTAACTTTTTGAGAACTAATCAATGTATCACCCTGGTTGTTGACGATCACTGTTACTTTTTTCCTAGGTCTGCGTCGTTTACTTTGTACTACATCCATACTTACATCAGATAATCTGTTGTGTCTAGATGGAATTTGTCTTGGTAGTCCACCACCTTTTCCACCATATGGTGGACCCATCTGTTTAAATTCTTGATAATATCTTCTTTTCTTTGGCCAACCAGATTCAATACCACCAACAGCACGAAGTGCTGATTCGATATCTTTTGGACTACCTCTGTCTTGCATATAAGCAATCGTTACTTTTGCAGCAATATCTTTATCCATCAAAAGTTCTGGATTGCTCATAAAATCTACACCAATCTTATCACCATATTTTTTATAGTTGTGTCTACCAGTGATTTGAATAAAACCTCTGCCAATAAAGTCTGATCCATCATTAGTGTTTGGTCTATTACCAAGTTGATTACCAGACCAACCGTAAACTTCATTGTAAAGTGCTCTCCAACCACCAGAATCTAATAATTGTTGTGCTTCTTCTCTAGAAATATCCCAGATCTCTGATGCTCTTTGTGCAGAAGTAATAGGTATCTCAGCAATACCTTTAATACCAGATTCACCTTTAGCAATTCCAAGTAATGCTGCCATATCACCTGTGTAATTCATTTCCTTACCAGCTTTTAAAATTGCAGCAATATTTGACTGAACGTCAAGAGATGGTGTACCACTGGATGTAGTAGTGTCACCACCACCAGTAGTGGTTGAGGTATCAGATGATGTCACATCAGGATCAGTTGCTTTTTTCTCAAGCATAGCCTTCACCTGTTCAGCTGTCATGTTATTTTGTTTCGCAACTTTTTCAAGGTATGCTTTTTTCTCTGACTCACTCATCTTGTCATATTTTTTGTCCATCGCCTCTCGGACAATTTTCATTCTCTTTTCTTCTTCCGCTGTCGGTTTTGGAGCATCTTTACCAGTTATCAAATCATAGATTCTTCCACCCAACCAGTCACCGATTAGGTTACCTAAGAATCCACCAACGAATGTACCAATACCTGGGAATACAAGAGTACCTAAACCAGCACCTAACCACTGACCCAAGGAAGCACCAAGAGCTTTGATGATTGCTTTGTCCCATGGATCACCGAGAGCAACGTTAATACCAGCACCAATCAATGGACCGACGATTGGAACTTTTTTAATAAAGTTAATTGCGGGAGTTGCAATTTTTTTAATAACTGGAAATAAAGCTTTTGCACCTCTCTTTGTTAATTGATCCCCAAGAACTGTAGCAATTCTTTGCATCAAATTACCGAGTCCACCTTTAGCAATTTTACTTGCTAAATTAGATTTAATCTTAGAAAGAATACTCGCCATCTTGGGGAAGGCAAACTTAAGCGCTTTACCAGCACCTTGTTTTTGCCATTTTTTAAAGAAAATATTTAACTTCCTAAAACCTTTAGACTGAATCGCTTTTCTAATTGTATTAAAGTCTTTGAATAATAATGTTGGGTTTAAGAAATATCTAAGACCAAGAATACCTGTTACAACTTTAATAAATCCAACAAATCTTTCTAAGAGACTATCTCCCCCTACCATTTCAGAGAAACCAGTCAATAAATTATCAACAGATCCAGTTACCCACCAATCAATAAATTGGAATATTCCTCTACTAACATCTACAATACCTTTGAGGATTGCCTGGTTTTCTGGTTTAGAAATCCAATCCAGGGCAAGAAAACCTAGTAGTTTACCAATACTACCAAGGAGATCACCACCAGCTTTCTTTGCCTTATTTCTAAATCCACTACCAACTTTCCCTAAGAAACTATTGTTTTCATTTTTAGCTTCTTCCTTTCTCGCTTTCTGTCTTTCGTTTAGTGTCTTCTCTAACTTATAATATTTTGCTTCTAATCTATCTCTTTGTTGTCTCTTTCTGAGTAGTCTGAGTACAGATGCTCTTACATCTCTTGCAGTAACTTCCGCTTTCTTTTCAGTCTCTTTCTGCACAGGCACGATAGCACTCATCGACTGCTGTGGTTGAACCATAGCAGAAGATTTATTTGCCTGATAAGGTACGATAGCGCTTTTAATTGCCATTATGGATTAATTGGGAAGAATGCTTGATGGAATGGTGGGAAGTTGAAACCCAAAGATGGTACATCATAATCAACATCCATACCAGTCTGAAAACTTCCAGACTGATCCAAATTAACTGTTTCTGTTGTTGTTTCTGCAGCGGATTCCTGTTCCCCAGTAACTCTATTGTTTTCATTCTGAAGATTAGATAAGATGTCTTCAGTATTCACCGCTTTACCACCCATCATTTCTGCCAAACTATTTGCGGCATTCAGAATTAGTGCTTCTTTACTTAATGTAGGTGTAGTAGTAGCTGGAGGTGTAGTAGTGGTAATAGTTCCAGAACCATCAGCCTTATCTTTCTGTTGTTGAGATGGTGGATCTGCAGACAAATCAGTCCTCACCCCAGGTTGTGTTGGTGAAGTACTTTCTGTACCACCAAAAGGTGCTTCTTTATTATATTTACTTAGAGGATTAATTCTTGAGAGAACATTTGCTTTCGATCTTCCTGTATCGCCAGGGTTGGTTGCAGTTTCCCAATGCAAGTGTGGACCACTAGATCTACCAGTATTACCAGTATATCCAAGAACTGTACCTTTATTAACTCTCTGTCCAACTTTAACTCTTGCTGGTTGATTCATGTGGGCATAGAAGTTACCCAGTCCTGTTTTCTTATCAACCCAACTTACATAGTTACCATAACCAGGATCTCGTCCAACACCTTCTACGAAACCATCATTGATTGCTTGTAGTTTTTCACCGATACCAGTAGAGATATCAACACCCATGTGCATACCAGGAGATAATGCAAATGATCGGTTACCCATGCCAGAAGTAACAACATGACCACCTGCGCCCATGCCAGAACCTTTATAACCACTAGGGAACATACCAAAGTTAATTCTATCAAGTGCTTGTGTACCAATTGCAGCAACAGCTTTTTTATTCAGTACATATTCACCACCTTCAGCATTGATATTAACACCACCACCTGCATGACTTGGACCAGATAATGCACCACCTCTCCCCATTTGTGGAAGTCCTTCATTATCACTCTTTCCAGGTATTACTGTTCCTTCTTTTGTTTCATGTCCAGGTATATCTACCGTTTGTGGTGCAGTGTCATTCTCTTGATCCTTATTAGGATCTGGCATTGGTACTGTTACTTCTGGTTCTTCTTTTGGAATTCCTAAGAACTCCATGAAAGATCCAACAATCATTTCTCCAACCTGAGAAAATAATTGTGGAATACTGCTAACCCAATTTATAGCATCGTCCAATAAGTTCTTAACACCTTCAGTAAAGAATGTGATGAAACCATTGAACTGTTCCATCATTCCATCAATATCAAGCCATTCAAAGGTGAAGAATTCTTCTATACCTTTTGCGAATGATTTGATTCCTTCGATACCTGCTTCAACAGTTTCGACCGTCCAGTTCCAACCATCTCCAATTGCTGTACCAACTGCAGTCAGGAATCCCCAAACACCTTGGAAGAATCCTACAACTGTATCAATTTTCTTTTTGTTTTCTGGATCAGATAACCAGTCAAGGATCTTGAATCCAATAAACTTCATTCCAAGATCCATCAAGAACTGGAAGATTCCTCCAGCTTTCTTCTTCATGCCCTGAACAACAGGGTTACCTTTTTTTCTATCTTCTTTCGGTTTTCCTTTTTCTTGTTTATTCTCTTCTGCAGCGGCAGCATCTCTTTGATCTTCTTTAGCAGTTTCCAGAATTCTATCTTGGAGTCTTGCTAAAGCACTCTCTTCAATACCTAACAACTTCTCCAGATACATCTGGATTTTTTCCAGATGATTTACCGTCCTAGTTTGAGTATCAGAAGTACTATCAGCACCAACACCACCAGCAGGTGGTAACGCAGCTACAGTCTGTGTTGGTCCACCAGATAATAACTTTTGAGATCCTGGTTTAGTTGCAGTTGCAAATCCTTTGAATCTTGCCTTTCTTTCTTCTGGTGTTAAATATTCTCCTGTTTCTGGATTAATACCATCAACTCTTGCTTTATAATCATCTGAAGTTTTGCCCGTCATTCCTTGGGCAAACTTCTTGAATCCTTGTTTTGCAGCACCTTTTGCTGCTTGACCAGCCATAGCTCTCGCACCACCAGTCGCCGCCCCACGTGCTCCTGCACCTAGTAGACCTTTTGTGAATGCTCCTGCAATTGCTGGTAGTGCCATTAGTTATCTTTGTTGACTTTTAATTCGTTCATTTTCTTCTTCGATATAATCGACAAGCATTTGAACGTAAATTTCTCTTTCCCAAGGCATCATATTTTCTAATTGTTCTAGGTCCCACTTGTGATGTTGGACCATTACAAAATTGGTTCTGTAATAGTTTTCAAGGGACTCGTGAGCTAGAACTAATCGAAAAAACTCTGTAGACCCTCAATAACAACATCACTCTTTACACCAGTCTTGGGGTTAGTGATTTCAACAGTGTGAGATAGTTTAGGCATCGTTTCAAAGAACTTCTGAACCGACTGGAATTGACTACTATCCATGGTATCCATGAATTCTAATAGTTCTTTCTTGGAAAAACTACTAGATTCGTATACATCCTCACCTTCTACAACTTGATCAATACATCCAATTGTAAGATCAAAGATACTATCTACATTATTACCATCACCTGTGATGTTATTCTTGACGAAAGTTTCCATACTTGGATACTTCATCACCAGAGCAACTTCCTCAGTTAGTTTTACAACACGATCATGACCTTCAGGTTTTTGAACTTGAATGTCTTCGATATCAATAGTCACTTCGACTTGAGTTTCGTTGTCATCTGGGCAAATGAGATTCAACTTAACTTCTTCACCAACAGACTTACCACGGATATTGAGGAATAGATATTCAATGTCAAAGACTGACAAATCATCTACTTTAACTCCTCTAGATAGAATGCAGTTTTTTAGGATCTGTTTTACAGCTCCTTGCATTTGTTTCTCGTCCTCGGATTCCATAGCAACCAGAAGAATCTTTTCTTCTTTAACTAGGAAAGGACGGTATCTAATCTTTTTTCCTGTGGAAGGAAGTGCCAACTCATACGTTGGAGCGTTTAGCTTTGGTAAAGGCATTACAACAAATAATATAATCTGAAAATATTTATAAGGTTTATCTGAGGGCAGATCTAGTAGGAGTACTAGTCTGTAATGACTCATACTCAAATGAAACAGAGAACTGAGTCATCTGACCAGCATCAGAAGAAAGACTCATCGAGTCGATAGACTTTGGAAATGCATTCTTCATTCTTACGGCATGAACTGCAACATTATCTTTGAAACCAGTAGTTGCGTCACTCTCACCATTTGGAATAATTCTTCTACCTGGGAGATTATTCGCGAAAGCTCTATTTCTTACAGAAGAAGTTGCTCTTTCATATTTAACTACAGTGATATCAGCAATGTACTCATCTTTATATCTAGTTCTTAAAACACCATCACCAGCACCTTGGAATGCTGAATATGGATAAATGACGTTTGTCCACTTATCAAACAACTTCCTGATATTTGAGTTTGCATCCATCAGAAATGTAACACTAAACTCATTAAAGACTGCACCATAGGCATATTTTAACTGAGGTGTGTTGGTGATTCGGTATTCACTATCAGACATAGTAACACCAGGCATAGTACACTCAGTTGTATACAACCTCATCAACTGTTGAATGTCACTTAGAGTTGCACTACCCTCATCTGTTGCTAAATTAAATCCATTAGAAAGTTCGGTGTATAATGCACTAGATTGATATACATCAAATTGAATATCATATAAGTTGGCCATACTATAGCCAAACTTACTGACGTTCGCTTTGAACTCATTATAATTTGTTAAAACGTTTAGATTTGATACTCTCTCTACGGTCATTGTTGTTGTGCTCCGTTCCAGACTGCTGTTTTACTCGTACCGCCGAAGTCCTCCACGGGTAGGAAGGCAGCAGTTCTGTAATCATCACTATTTATCAGGTACAAGGGAGTTTCCAACCCCTTGAGTAGATAGTTATGATATGCTCTTTTGGGAACACCTGCAAGAACACCATTCTCCAAGTTTAATACTAGATTCAATCTGGGTCTCAATGCGAGATAATGTAGATTGATACCTCTAAAAGGATCTCCACCACCTGTAATATACACAAGAGGGAATCTATCATAGAAATTTAATCTTGCTGCATAGACTGCCTGATATTCAAACATGTATAACTGTCCTGGTACAGGATTCAGCGTCTCTTCCTGTTGTACTAGATCAGCATATAGATCACTTATTTTAAAAAGAGTTTTCACATTGTCTCGATACCAACCAAATGATCTTGGTTCGTCTCCAGCAGCTTCTTTGACTAGTGAGAATATACTCATACCTTAAGTTCGTCTTCGGTAATTATCATAAAACTCCACTGTCTGTCTTCACAGAATTCAGTTGCGGCTTTCCATTTAGCCTGATTCTTTGCATACTCAGTGACTTCACTGATGTATCTTTTAGTCTGTCTCTTTGGTTTTGGTGGAGGAGTAGTTTGTCTTTTGGGTTTGACTTCAATCAGATACTTTTTAATTTGACCATTCATGTCTTCTACTTTGATATAGAAGTCAACAAAATATCTATGAATTCTATTATCAAGAGGCGACCTGTAAGGAATTACAACTTCTTCACTACCCCATTCAAGAATACTGTCATTTAAATCACAGTATTTCATGAACTTAAGTTCCCATGAAGAACGATAAATGATGTTCTTGTAGTCTCCTCTATATTTCCGAATGTTCCTCGGAATATATCTACCCTTCAAAGTGTTCATATATAGCTATAGGAATAGATCGCATAAAAATATTTATGGCATCGAAGCAGTACCCTATACCAGACGCTCTAGCATTACTCGGTGATAATGTTAGACGTACATTGGGCAGCAAAAATAGACTTGTTGGCGATTTGCAGTGGCCATCAGGTGGTGGATATGATTATATGCAGATTGATATTGTAGAATTTGTAAAGGTATCTCAGATTAGTTTTACAACTACTGGAACGGCAGAAGATATTATTCAGAAAGCAGTGGAGAGTGAGTCGGGTGTATCTAATGATGTAGTTAGTACTACTAGTTTTCTTGGTAATACACAATCCAAGATAAAGATTAATGCAGCACCACATGGTACAGTGATTTTACCTGTACCAGCAAATGTAAATTATGCTGACAATCCAAACTATACAGATAACTCTGGTATTCTAGGAAAAGTTCTTCCTAAATTAGCAAGTCAAATTGTTAATAACGAAGGATCCTCTGCAATTACAGATACTCTTCAAGCAGCTGCAGGTGCTGGTAAGACTGGTCTTGCAATGGGTGCATTAGATGCTGTTGCTCAGATGGGTGGTAGTTCTGCGAATCAAATCACACAGAATGCATTCGGTAGAATTCAAAACCCATATACCGAACAGGTATTCAATGGTGTAAACATGAGACAGTTTACATTTGATTGGAAACTTGTTCCTAGAAATAGTGGCGAGACCGCAAAGATCAAAGCAATTATCAAAAAACTTAGAGCAATGGCGTTACCAGATTACGCTGCAACTCTTGGTAATGGTGATGATGCAGGATCTGTATCAGATCGTTGGTTGACAATCCCTAAGATCTTTAGAATCTCTTGGCATCAAGGTAACAATGGTGCAGAAATTGAAGCATTACCAAGACTCAAACCATGTATCTTGACAGGAGTTGTTGTCAACTACACTCCTGATGCTATTTGGGCAACTTATGACGGCGCAGATCCAGTTGCATACACAATGACATTGAATTTTACCGAAACAGAAATTATTACACAGACCGAAGTAATCAACGAGAATTTCTAAAATGTTTTTCAATTCCCAACCAGATTTTTTATATCCTGATTTCAAGGATAAAAATAATTTTAAACTATCGAAGAACTTATTTCGTAGAGTAAGAGCTCGTGATGGTTTTAATGCGGTGTTTAGTTCATCAGTTCCTTATAATATTCTACCAGGAGAGACTGTAGAACAACTTGCATTCAAACAATATAATGACTCTAGTTACTATTGGGCTATTTTGTTGTTGAATAATATCACAGATATTCATTCTGAGTGGCCCATGGAACCCGATGAATTAGAAGACTACATGGAAACAAAGTATGGTACTGGTAACGTTGATAAGATTCGTCACTGGGAAACTGATAAAGTAGTTGATAGTAGTTTGGGCGAAGTATTAAGACAGGGTGTGATTGTTGAATATGCAGAAACTACTACACAACAAGCATCTGGATATTTACCTGACTGGTCTTTTGAATATTATACAGACAGCACAACCAATGGTGTAACTACACAAATTGTGAACTCTGTATCCGCCGCACAAGGTCTTACTGCAGTTACCAACAGAGAGTATGAATATGAACAGAACGAAAATAAAAGAGATATTATTATTCCTAGAAAGAGATATCTAAGTCTACTAGAAGAAGAACTGGAGAAGCTGCTTGAATATAATACTGACTATAAAGTTAGTGGAGAAGGTCTAAGAATCTCTGAACCATTCGTCAGATCATAAAAAAAGAGGGGTGGTTAACCCCCTCATTAAAGCGATATTCCTATTCGTAGAGTGTCACGCACGAAAGAGTGACACAACTATTTATCATTCTTCAGCAAGACGAGCGAAGTAAGACATTGCATCCTCTTCACTTTCTTCTGCACTCATCTGAGGAACTACAGATGTAGGAGTGATGTCTGCATCATTGAATCCACCAGAAGTATTGAACTTAGGAGCGTCGAAGACTGCTTCGTCTTCTGCAGTCTCGGGATCAATGCGAGGTGCTTTCTTGGAGTTCAACACAGTATTCATGCGTTTCTCAAGTTCTTCATAGGTCTTGAACTTGTCTGCAGCAGTCAGTTCTGCGAGGGAATACTGAGACTTGTAGATTGCTTCAAGTTGATCATCATCAAACTTACCGAGAGTTGAAGGAGAATCAAACTCGGACTTGTCATAGTTCCAGTAACCATCAAGTTTGCGAATCTTCAGTTTGAAGTTAGCACCCTTCCAGAAGTCAAAGGGATTGATGGGAGTCTCGTCTGCAAATGCAGGTTGCATTGCTTCAACAATCTTGTCATGGATCTTCTTACCATACTTGTAGAGGAAGACCTTACCTTCGTTCTCAGGATGCAGAGGATCCTGAACAACATAGATGTTAGAGTAGTAGGACAGTTTACGTTTCTGTTTGCGAGCAGTTTCTTTGTCGCGATCAGAACCACTGTTCCAGAGTTGGCGATTCATGTCACCAACAGGATCAGACTTACCAATGGTAGTCAAAGAGTTTTCAATATACCATCCACCAGGACCTTGGAATGCATGACTAAAGATCTTTGCCCAAGGCAGATCTTCACCATCGGGCGCGGGCAGGAAGCGAATCACTGCATAACCGTTACCTGACTTATCCATTTCTGGTTTCCAAAGGTTGTCATCTCTGTTCGATGCACCGTCTCCAGATGAAACCTTTTCCAGTTCGCGAGTCAGTTTTTCAAAAGCGGAAGCAGAGTCGCGCTTGAGGGAAGAAAAAGACATGTGTGTTCTCCGTATTTGTTCGTATTTGGCTTGTGTGGTGTTGTCCACGAAATCATTATAACAGGTTGTAGGGTGGGAGTCAAGTGTCTCCCATATTAAGTGCTTGTTGAGCTTTGTTGAGGTCCGACTCCATAGCGGTGAAGACCTCATCTACATCACCATCGTATCCCAAGACTCTAGAGCATTGCTTCATGTGTTGGATGAATTCAAATGCATCATCTTCCTCAGAGTATTTTGCCCTGAAGTACATGATCTTTTGCAGTTCAACAATCCTAGTCATTTTGTCTAGGTAATCTTGCTTCTGTTCCATATTATACAACCCACCCACACTGAGACGCATCATACTTTGATATAGATCAAAGAGTTCTGCAGCTTCAGCACGGATGGGAACGTCATCAAAGAATGCCATTCAATTTTTCCAATAGGATACGCTTATATTTATTCTTGTCTACAACAAGAAAAGGTTCGTATTTCACTACCTTTTTTCTAACTTCTGGCCATACAATAGGTTCCTTGATCTTCTTATCAAAGTCGGGAATATAGTTGACCAAAGTGTTGAGTATCACCATGGATTCAAGAGTTACTCTATCACCAAGGTACGCTTGTAATAGTATAGGATGATTACCAGACTTGCAATCAAATATAGTTTCAAAATTACATGTATCAATGAGATAATCTATATCATTCTCAAACATGAATGTCATAGATTGAATCTTTTTCTTCCAAGCATTATATGTGGAAGAGTT